AGTCAATTACCCATAAGCACCTCATTGGTAACGACAAAGTCACCCCTGAGGAGATGGCCATCTACATCAAGTGTATGATCACAGATGAAGAGTACGACCCGTCACTCCTGGATAGGATCCCCCCATCTGAGGTCGATCGTATTAGCGCCTACATGGCCGACACGATGACTGCAACCACCATCCGAGAGACGGGTGGAGAGTCTGGATCTGGTGAGTACACCTCCTCCGAGCTAATCTACTATTGGATGATTGCTTGCCAGATCCCCTTCGAGTGTGAGAACTGGCACATCAACCGACTACTCACACTCATTCGGGTTTGTAACCAAAAGAACCAGCCCGATAAGAAGATGTCCCAGTCCGAGATTATGGAACGGAATCGGGAACTCAACAGAGCCAGGCGAGCTAAGCTTGGCTCGAAGGGATAACAATGATCAGTCACGAAGACATTCCCGAGGAGGCGCTTGCTCCGCAGGCCCACATCGGTACTGATCCCATGGAAGACAAGGAGATTCACGTCTCCCAGACTACCGAGGTGATGAAGTGAGCGTCGCAGACAACGTACTCGCTCGCGCCGCCGCGAGGATTGGTTACTATGCACCAGACGACCCTCAGCCCGGATCCGAAGCTGGCCGATACTGGGCCGCTCGAACTGGTCAGCAGTGGCTTGCTGGACCGTCCGACTCTGTTTGGTGGTGCATGCTCTTCGTCAGCATGTGTCTGGACGAGTGCGGGCAGATTGACGCTATTGGAGGATTCTCCTTTAACACTGACTACACCGTCAACAAGGTCCGCCAGCACCCTGACGCTTACTTCGTATCGGTTTACGACGCCCAGCCCGGGGATGTCGTCATCTACAACTGGGATGGCGGCGGCACGGACCACGTGGGCTTCGTCGAGAAGAACCTTGGCGGCGGCACGCTCCAGACGATTGAGGGGAACACCTCGTCTGGCAGCTATGGCTCTCAGTCTGCTGGGAACGGCGTTTGGCGGCGTGTCCGCAATCAGTCGATCGCTTATGTGATTCGACCCGCGTACACCGACTCTCCCAGCAACACTGCTCCTGCTGGCCCTGCTGACATCCGTGCGCTGCAGCGTGCAGTCCGGGCGACCCCCGACAATGTCGCCGGGCCGAACACTCGGTCTCGCTGCTACGCTCTTGCCGCGGCTTCCGAGTGGGGCGGGAAGACCTTCCCCTTCGGCGTGGCATTCACACAGTCCGTGGTCGGCACTGAGCAGGACGGGGTTTGGGGTGACGCCTCTGAAGAGGCTCACGATGCGACCGTCGAGGCCGTTCAGGCTGCAGTCGGCGCGGAGGTTGACGGCGTCTACGGCGCCGAGACAAACACCAAGGTGAACGCCCTGCTTGATAGGGCCGAACAGCCGTAGGAGGCTCAAAATGGCAGCGCCATACTGTACTTTAACGGGAACAATTCCCGGAGGAGAGAATGGTCGGGCTCTTGTCCGAATCGTTCCTGACGTGAAGGGGGCTACGGCTACCGTTGAAGGTGCCGCAGTCTCGATGCGCGAGCATATGGTTCGGACAGACCAGGCTGGCGCTGTCAACATCGAGGTGCTGGCTCCGGGCGCTGGAGTAACCCCCTCTGGCGCCTGGACCCACACCATTTACATCGATTCCCCCAAGTTTGACATCGTCAAGCACGTTGCTCTGACTCAGGGTGGAACTATTGACATCATGTCCGCCGAACCCACATCAGAGATCTCACCGCTTCCGTTCGGCGGTGGAGGTGGCGGAGGGGCTGGTTCGCCTGGCCCCATCGGTCCTCGCGGACCTAAGGGTGACCCCGGTCCCGCTGGCCCTCCTGGACCTAAGGGCGATGCTGGTGAACGTGGACCCGCCGGACCAGAAGGCCCCCGAGGTCTTCAGGGTCCCCCTGGACCTGCTGGTGGTGGAGCTGGAGGAACCCCGGTACCTGGCCCTGAAGGACCTCGAGGACCTGCTGGTCCCCCTGGACCTAAGGGCGAACAAGGAGTCCAGGGTCCTCCCGGACCTAAGGGCGATAACGGACTTCCTGGCCCAGCCGGAGCAAACGGTCAACCGGGACCTAAGGGTGAGAATGGCTCGGCCGGTCCTGCTGGACCTCCTGGTCCCCAGGGTCCTCCCGGACCTGCTGGAGAGCGTGGCCCTGCCGGTCAGGATGCGGTGACGCCTCAGCTCGACCGATACCTCACCAAGGACGAGGCAGCCAAGACATACGGTGAGAAGGCTGACGTCGAAGACGCACTCCGACAGACCAACCCGTTCAAGAACGGTGCTCGGTACTACTCTCCAGTGACCTATTACTGGCCTGACTACTACCAGGATGGAAAGCCAGGTCAGTTCTCTAAGTGGGCTCAGACGCTGAAGTTCCGGGACAACCTTGGATACGTCATCCTTAATCGTAACAGCGGCGACTGGGAGGCGCAGGAGGTAGACTTCCAGAAGCAGGGCGAGTTAGCTCTTGGCGCAGGAGCAAAGAAACTTCTGTTCTATATCAAGACCCAGTATGGAGCCGCGATCAATCCAGATGCCGAGGATAACCGAGGTATTCCCAACGCCGCTAAGTTCACTAAGGAGTACATCCTTGAGCAGCTGAAGCGGGCTAAGCATTGGTATGGTGACCTGGTTCAGGGTGTCTTCCTTGATGAAGTCATCAACGGCTGGGATGCTAGAAAGGATCGTCTTCCGTGGTATAAGGATCTGATCGACACAATCCGCCGCGAGAACGGCCTGGATTTCGTCATCGCAATCAACACCGGATCCAACATCTCCCAGGAGGTGTGTAACCTCGACTTCGATGTCTGTATGATGTTCGAGGGTACTGCTACAAAGTTCCTTGAGGAGAATCCGACATCTCCGATTCTGCCCGATCACATGAAGGCCTACCCGTCCACTCGATGGTGGGCTGTAGTGCACTCAGTCACTTCTGAGAACTACCAGAAGGTCTTCGACAAGGCGGACAACCTCGCGATCAGTCACCTCTACGTCACCGACGGCTTCCTTGTCGAGGATCCTCAAAATGGTGGTCAGTGGCACCCAGTTGGGAACCCGTACGAGAACCCTCCGGGCGCCGAGATCCGTGAGCTGATCATTCCGTGGCTCAAGGGGTACCTGAAGCTCAAGCTAAAGGTCGACAATCTCAAGATCCCCGAGGTCCCGAAGATGATCGTCCTCGGACCAGATGATCCAGTGCCAGCAGGGACTCCGTCTGGGACGGTGATCGTTAGGCGGGCCAAGTAATGGCTAGCGTATTCCCAGTAATTGGTGCATGGTGGGGAGGTAATGGCGCTCGAATAGGTGACGGGCGTCTGATCCGAAAGGGATCCAGCTCCACCCCATTCGAGAGTGCTGCCTATACCGTCGGTGATCGTAAGTGGACTGTCGAGATAACGTATACGGCGGATAGAGATACCCAGCTCGCCATGAGAGCGAACTGGTTCCAGGCAGGTAAGCAGAAGACTGATAAACAGGACTTCATTACTACCTGGAATATCCGGGGCGGTACTAATGCGGCGATCAAGTTCGACTTCGAACTTCCAAATAACGCCTATCCAATGTGGACGCCATCCATTGCGGTTCCGGGTACGGCTCAAGACATCACTATCCATAACTTCAACGTCTATGAGACGCCTAAGCCAGGATTGCATGTCCATTTAGCTACTGGTAGCGGATCTGAGGCTAATGGTTTTGGTACTACTTCGCTACGAAGTACCGGTGCTGAGATCGGCGACCTTATAGTTGTATTCTATGCTTCACAGTTTGGAGACACCAAAGCCAGACCTCCTGCTGGCTGGGATTTCCAATACAACCGTGACGCCGGTGGGCGATCTGGGTATGTAGCTGTAAAACGGGCTACAAAAGCTGATCTTGATGGCGACTTCAAGTTCAATAGTGATGTCGCCACCAATGCTAGAGAGAACTTTGTCTTATTCTCGATCGGCGGGGTATCCAAGTATAAGATACATACCTGGCAACCAGGTATTCCCACTCTCGATAAGACCAAGAAAAATCTAGTAGCCGTACAATATCACGCACCATCCTCTCGAGACGAACCAGTATGGTATCCCCCAGGTACCGACCCAATCGCTAGAGGCGGTAAGCGTAACCGAGGATCCTCGTGGTCGATGACCATCGGGGCACTTGCTTCTTCGGTGAAGGACTCGTATGGCGCTAAGGCTTATGCTTGGGTAGAACTTGAGGAAGAGAATCCAGAACCTCCAGCCGTAGTTGTTCCGGGTATAGAGATTACCGATTCTGGAAGTTCCAACCCGGTATTTGTATACTGGAATGGAGAACTACAACCGTCTACCATGCGTGCCGTACCAAGAGGATACTCCGATATACACACCATGATGGACACTCGCGGCTTCCTGATCGCCCATCGAGGTGGATCAGTCAGCTGGCCTGAGGCCTCGATCCGGGCATACACAAACGCGGTTATGTTCGGAGCAGGGGCTTTGGAGGTCTCATGTCAGAAGACGAAGGATGGAGTCTGGTTCCTGAACCACGATCGCACCCTCCAGCGTGTGGACAAGACGGCTCCAGATACCCCCGTCACCGAGATGACATGGGCGGAGATCCAGAAGTTCACCACTATGGGCGAGCCCTTCATGACGGTTGAGGAGTACTTCGCAGCATATGGCTCGAGTCACATTACGGTGCTCGATCCCAAGTACTCGGCCGTACAGTGGCAGGAACTCAAGAAGTTCTTCCCCTCTGATGCCCAAGGTCGAATCATCTGGAAGTTCTCTATTGACGCTGGATGGCTCGCCAATCAGTGGAAGGCCGACGGGTGGAAGTGCTGGGGCTACTCGTATCCTGATCAGGTGACTGACGGTCGGATCAACGAGTGGCACAAGCCATGGGACTACATTGGCATGTCATTCGATGCAAGTGACGAGGTCTGGAACCGAACCACCGGACTTGGTAAGCCGGTATGGGGGCACATCTGCCCAACCCGAGACGCATACGACCAGGCTATGGCCAAGGGTGCTATCGGGTGCATGGTCTCCGGAGTGGCCAATATCTACTCCGAATCTCTAGTCTAGGAGAATCATGATTACGATCGAGAGCCAGGGAGACTGGAAACTCACCAGGAATTGGTTTGACAGAATGACGAAGTTAGACCTGGCTCTGATCATGAATCAGTTCGGCAAGGAGGGGGTTTCTGCTCTCAAGGCGGCGACCCCCTCC